AGCGCCTGATAATGCCTCCGTGAAAAGTGTTGTAGCAGAATATGCATTTGCATCATACAATGGATCTGTATAATACCCAATTTCCGAACCACTGAAATCAGTAGTAGGAGAAACAAGTTCGTGATAGTGTGCCACCCTTGTGACCGGTCTGCTCATTTCTCAATTGTTATACAAATCATTGACCAAATCTTTTGGCAAAATATAATCATTGGAAAATGGGTTTTTATCAGTTGTGAAGTCTACTCTATAGTGAGTTGACAGTATCTTATTTGAAAGATCATAATTATCAGGATAATCACTACCATCATAGTAGTTTGTATATAGATAATCTTCAAAATATTCATATGGCTCTGTACCAGTAGGAAGATAATCGTGTCATCTGTCATATACATACATATTATTTCCAGTATTTTGGCCCAGAACACTCCATATTGCGTATAAAGAGGAATAAGTTCCTTTCTTTTTCAGCAGTACCACCAAATCCTCAAGATAAGTTCTTATATTATTTTCTGCCAAACCGAAAGAAAGTGGGTCAACTTCATAAAACTGTGATATATCATCCAATAATTCTACTTTGCACTCTTTGGGGTCAAAAAGGGAGAACAAGTTTTTTTGCATATTATATATTTTATGATAAAGTCTATCATATATAAGATCTATAAAACTGTCAATGCCGTCATTTCTGTTATGACCCGGCAAAGCATCCTTCATTCAGTCTTTCAGGGAGTAGTAGTGAATTTCAAAACTATTTTCTACCTTATAGCCTTCTCCCAAATAAAGATATGGCACTTCTATATTGAAAAAATCTTTATAAGTATCCCAGTTTTTTAGAATTCATCCTACAAAAAGACTATCCTTTCTTGTATATATTCTGTCTCCCTGCTCTATATCATACTGATATTCACCTTCTATAAAGGCATCGTATGTGACTCTTTGGTATCCATTTTCCGTCACCGTTCTCTTTATATCACTTGAAGGGACAAGTCTTTTTGAGAAAAGCCTATGTAGTCCAATTTTGTTATAACCAGAATATCAATCAGATCTTATATTTGCCCTGACTTCTTTATAATCCGAGTCCTCATTTTTTGCATATAATTCAAGAGGGTCAGTATTCACCGTCATAAAAGTGCTATTTGGTTTGAAAAGATAACCATAGTTCTCCTCAGCACCTTGATAATTAGGGTCCACTGGTGCCTCTGTTATTTTATCCAAATAATCTTCTATTATAAATCAAGGTATTTCTGAAAATAAAGCCATATCAAGTCTAACCCTCGTTATTTATTATTATTCCATCTTCTGTAGTAGCAGGAAATTGATTCAGACCCAACTGTATAGGTCTCAATACATTGTCATAGTAGTTATCAAAGTTAGGGTAACTATATTTAGGATATCTACTAGCTGCATAGTCATATATTCCTATACTTGTCATAATATCCCTGAATGTGAAAGTATTTATGCCAGCAACGTTAGAAAATGAGTTATTTTCAGAAGTTATACTGGTATCCCTGACAAAATCCTCAATTTTCCTGAAATCTACTTCCTCATTGAAAGCCCTTTGAGTATTGTCAAAGTAGTATAAAATCTTGTTTCTCACATCTCTTGCCACGTTGTTGAAATTATAAATTCTCTTGGTAGTCAACCCTATTTCAAGATAAAAATATATAATTTCTGGCAATTCGTATATTTCAAAGGAGTTCATTATCTTTCGTGGTTCAATATATTCCTTCAAACTATTTTTATAGTCACTTGAATAAGAAGATGGTAGCAAAACATCCATTGTGACATCATCCGTTGGATCTCAAGCACTCGTGGCAACACTTATGGTGCTTGATTTTCAAGTGTCTGGAATAACAGAAATATGAATTTTATTATATTCCTGAGTGTCTCCTTTTGGATTTATTTCCTTTTCACCCCATATATTTGCCGCCACTACATCTATTCTGCTTTCAAGATAATTTTTGAAATCCTCTTTGGTAACGCATCTATACTGAGAATTTATATTTAGCTTTCCATTTTTCTTTATTTGTGTCACATTCTCAGGATTGGACGCACCTCTGGTTGACTCTTGGTTAGTCAAAGATACTACATCCAAAGATATTGTAGTGTCCTGTGTCAAATTAGTTATAAAAGGTGCTGCCGCTTCTATTATAGTATTTGACCCCGCAGAACCATTTGCGCCACTGGTATTTATCAAATCAACTATTATATCATCCGATTCTGCCGGCACATTTCTGGCATTTGAAAATGTTATCAAATAGTTCTGGTACTTGTCAAAGTTGAAAGAGTATACATTATTATCATCCGAAAGTCCGGAAACATTCTCATAGAAATTATCTAACCTTGTCCATTGAACATCATTGACATAAACCTTCACGGTCTCTTCATTGTTTGTTGAATTATTATCGTGGTCATAATTTCTTGTAGGGAGATATATTTCATAATCTACAAGTGAACCACCTTGATATGTCTGCCTTTCGTGTTGTCCCTCTTTCACTCCTATGTCAAACTTGAAAACACTTGATGCCGTGGTAGGAACAGTGAAAGTATAATCCTTTGTGGTAATAAATTCTAATCCATCTTCTGTTCTGAATACACTATATTCAGGAATATACAATTGATCACCTGTATTATACCCACCACTAACCTCCAAACTTAGTGTAGTATAAGCAGAAATATGTCCTTTTGCATTATAGCCTATAAGATTTGCAATTCTATGAGCGGTACTGTATAAATTAGCAGTGTCCAGAAACATATTTTTTGCAATTTGATTTTGGTAATAAGTGTTCAATTCCATTTGATAGGCCAGAAGTTCCATAAGAACAGAAATATTAGAACCCTCATAGTCAAAATCCTTGAAAGAATCACTGTTTCTAAGGATTTCTTTCTGCTTTTCTATAAATGTATTGAAATCTATATCTAGATAATTGTCGTTAGCCATAAATTATTTCCTCACAAGAATCTCTGAAATTTCTTCTATTTGATTTGAATTTCTTAGTCTAAAAGATATGACCATATCATATCTATTTTTATCATAATTTGGTACCACATTTGCCATTTCTACTATAACTCTTTGTTCCCATCTTTCTATACCTTCAATTATCTCTTCTCCTATCTCAGTTGCCGTTATCTCATCCATTGGCTCAAAAAGAAGGTTATATATATTTGTGGCAAATTCCGGTCTCATTCTTCTTTCTCCCTTCAAAGTCATAAAAATATTTCTCAGGGAGGATTTCACGGCATCTACACCTGTGAAATCATTTATATCTCCACTTCTCTTTTTTGATAAAGTCAAATCTAAGTCTATTCAAGTGCTCATTTTAGTTGCTCTCCAAAGTTCCAGATCCATCTACTAACTGACCGTCAAGTATGGACCCAGTAGTATAGTCACCAACTCTTGCAATTCTGATACCGGAGACAGTGAATTTATTTGTTGTTGCTACTATAGTATCAGTATGCCCACAATTAGATAATACTGTATCACCGTGTCTAGCTATTGGAATTCCTTGATCCGTGAAAAAACTACTACCCTCTATTATCTCTCCTGTAGCTGGAACAGGACTTGAATGATCTGGGTGATAACAAGTACCAGACCAAGGGTCTCCAATTCTACAAACTTTTATAGTCATATTTATACCACCTTCACAGATGGTGCCTGTAGCGTTATAGAAGTTGATGATTTTATAGTTATACTAGAAGAGGCAGTGACGTTTTTTATTCCACCGACCGTTTCTTCTATGTTGCCACCTACGCTTCTTGTTTCATTTCCACCCACATCCTCTGTTTTATCAGCACCAACTGAGATACTTTCATTATTCCCTATTGTTATAGTTTCGTCATTTCCTATATCCGTGGTTCTATTGTTTCCAACCTTTTCAGTTCTGTTCTTGTCAATAGTAGAATCATAGTTTTCAGTAGTATAGTTTCTTCTATTCCCCTCAACTATATCAAATTTATTGCTAGAATTCTTTATTATCAACTCTCCATCCTTATTTATCTCTATATAACTATTTGAAGGATGATATATGTGAATTCTTTCTTCACCTTCCGTATCATCAATCTCCACTACAATACCAGAGTGAGATGCAATAACTTTATTATTTGGATATTCCGCCGAATAATAAGAATCGGGTTCGTCCCAACTTCCTCCATCTGCTGTTGGTACTCCTGTTTCTTTATTATCATTCTTGCTTTTGACTATAGTTGAATCTATACCTTCATTTCTACCAAGTTTATGAAAATCCGGTTCATTCAAACCATTTGGAATATGTGGCTCTTCAATTTCACTTATTGGATAAACACCATCTGGATCATTGAAACCACTTCTTTTATCTACCTCTTCTGTGGGAATTCCCGGAGCAGATGCAAAATATCTTGGCTGTAGTATATTTCCGTTTTCAAAGAACAAAAAAACGTGGGAACCTTGCAATGGCACTGTTCAAGATCCAAATCCACTCATACTACCTTCAAATAAACTGAGAGCTGGTTCTGCCCAAGGTAGTTCATTTGTGGGAATTCCCTCTATATCAGTCTTTATCTTGGTTTCAGTGTGAACCCCAAAAACTCTTATTCTACATCTACCAGCTTTTTCAGGGTCTACATTGTCCTCTACTACTCCACGGTAGATACCGGACAATCCCCCTTCTTTTGGTCTAAAATTTTCTATACTATTCTTGATCATATTCTATTTTGCTCAAATTCTTATTTTTTGATTTCACCAAGTCTATGTTATCAGAACCCTCATAAGCATTTTTTATAAGTATCATTTTTTGCTTATATGTAGGAATGCCGGAGCCGAATTGATGAGTTATACTTTTCACTAAATATCTACCGGCAAAATTCTTATTATATACTTCTTTCTCCTGTGCGGATGGTCACTCTATTTCTATAAGGCCACCTGCATATCTTTCTTCAAATCCCT